AATATTCAGGAACGAACAAGCATTGAAACTAATAACTGACTGCGAGTTTGAAGTACCTGCAATAGGCGACATATACGGATACCCATTTAGAGGTAAAGCAGATGTATTAAGTAAGAAAGGTATAGTAGACCTTAAAACAACTTCAGGAGGTATAAAGAACTTTTATCATAGCGCAAAGAAATATTTATATAGTGTACAATGCTATTTATATTGTCAGCTCTTTGATGTGAACTATACAGAATTTAGATTTTTAGTAATAGACAAAGGTAGTTTAGATATAGGTATCTTTGAATGTAGTGAGGAGTTTTATAAAGACGGAGAGGAACTAACTAAAAAAGCAGTAGACATATACGAAACATTTTTTGTCAATGGTGCAGACCTAGACGATTACATTATAACAGGAATATTATGAATAAAGCAAAGAAAATAGCAAAACAAGTAAACAAACTTGCAAAACTAGATGTATTTAAGAATACACGAAAAAGAGAATACATAGAAGCAAGATCATTATTATCAATGGTACTATACAAATATGAGAAGATGAACTTACACGAAATTAAAAAATTCTACATAGAAAACGGTAAATCTTCAGACCATACTACAGTTCTACATAGTATAAAGAACTGGGATATGTACAGACACTATAATAATACACTTATTGACTGGCTTACTTGCATAACTACAGATATGGGCAAAGCAAACAATGAAGCGAAACGAGAACTTATAAAACTTAAAGTAAACTATATATCAAATGAAGATGTAGATGAAATAGCTACTATAGTTGATTTAATGGCTAAAAAAGAATTAAGTGAAGTATAGACCTTTACCGAAACAAGTAACAATAAAAAAATCTAATATAGACGGACTAGGTTTATTTGCTATATCACATATAGACAAAGATACGATACTAGGCATAACGCATATATCTAACAATAAATTTGACAATGGTTTTATAAGAACTCCACTAGGCGGATTTATAAATCATAGCAAAACACCAAATGCTAAACTTATAAGCTGCGCAGAAAGTAGAGAAATAGAATGTGGAACGCTTATGCTACAAACAATTAAAGATATTGCAATAGGAGAAGAAATATTAGTAACATATAGAATGTATAGCGTTTAGTCAAAAATTTAATTTATTTTTCGATATATAGATATGGCATACGATATAAAAGAACTTGAAAAACAATCTATTGAAGCAATAAAGAAACATAATATAATGTTTATAGAACATTTAGTAGCATATTTACCTTGTGGCAAAACTACTTTTTATGAACTAAAACTGAACGAATCGAACGCTATAAAAAAGGGAATAGAAGAAAACAGAACAAGTAAAAAAGTACAGCTACTAAATAACTGGATAAATCAAGATGCTTCTCCTGTTTTACAAATAGCAGCGATGAAAATGATTAGTAGCGATGAAGAAGCTCATAGATTAAATGGTACAAAGCAAGAGATTAAGCACGATAACAAAAAGAAATCTTTTGAAGTTAAAATAGTCAATGCAGATAAAAACTAATATAGTTTACAAGCATCTATTACAATCAGACAAGAAAATAATAATAGAGCAGGGCGGTACTAGAAGCGGTAAAACATATAACATTCTATTATGGATAATCTTTAACTACTGTGCAAACAACTCCAATAAGATAATAACAATCTGTAGAAAATCATACCCTGCATTAAGAGCTACAGTAATGAGGGACTTTCTGGACATATTACAAGCTGTAGATATGTATAGTGAAGCAAATCATAATAAGACAAATTCTGAATATAGATTAGACAGTAATTTAATAGAGTTTGTAAGTTTAGATCAACCGCAAAAGTTAAGAGGTCGAAAAAGACACTTATGTTTTTTTAATGAGATAAATGAAATATCAAAAGAAGAATGGAATCAAATATTATTTAGAACAGAAGAAAAAGTAATAGGGGATTTTAATCCTTCAGACAGCTTTCATTTTATTTACGATGACATAATACCTAGAGATGACTGCGATTTCTTTCAAACATCTTATTTAGATAATCCTTTTTTAGAAGAAAGTATTAAAACAGAAATAGAGCGATTAAAAGAAACAGATGAAGAATACTGGAGAATATACGGATTAGGCGAAAGAGCATTAAGTAAATCACTAATATTTAATTACATTGAAGTAGATAAGATACCATTAGAAGCACAGTTTATAGGACGTGGGGTAGATTATGGCTATGTAAATGATGTTACAGCTCACGTTTCAGTATATAAGAAAGATCATAGTTTATACATAAAAGAGCATCTATATAAAACACTAATGACCGCAGAAGATATACATAATCATTTTAAGCAACTTAAAATTGGAAAAGACATAATTTATGCAGATTCAGCAGAACCTCGCTTAAATGACTTCTTAAGACGTTCTGGATGGAATATAAGACCTAGTATAAAAGGACATAATAGTATAAACGCAGGAATTGATTTATTGAAACGATATAAGCTACATATAACAAAAGATAGTAATAATGCTATACAAGAGTTTAGAAATTATAAATGGAAAAAGGACAAAAGTGGTAAGCTAACTAACATACCAGTAGATGCGCATAATCATATTTGCGATGCTTTGAGATATATAACTTCAGCTATACTATCTAGACCTAACTTCGGTAAATACACTATACAATAATTAGACTTGTTTTATTAACATATTTTAATATCTTTGGTATATGAAAACAAGATTACTTACAAACAAACAAAGGAACTCTTTTAGATTAGATGTAGTAAACAAGGGTAATTATAACTCTTATTACTTCAAGACAAAACAGGAAGCATTAGAGTTCCAAAAAAAACTTTAAAAAAAAGTTATTAAAATTTGTGGATAATTAAAAAAGTTGTATATTAGCAGTAATAAAACAAAACACAAATGAAAAAATTTACACCAAGCTCACAAAAAGGAAAAGATACTTTAAAATTTATCGAAAGTTTACAAGGTAAAGGTTTAACAAGTAAGCAAATATTAGATGCAACAAGTTTATTTAGACAAAGATGGGAAGAAAATCAATTACCTGAAGGAATAACAATTACCACTAATGAATTTGGTTTACCAGAAATTAATTTAAAATAACAAAACACAGGGGAGGGTAAAACCTCCCTTTTAAAACAAAACAAATGAAAAGAAACACTACAGTTAGTTACAAAGGTTTAAGCGATAGTATCGAATTATCATTAGATTACTATTTAGAAGAAGGTTGTAAAGGAGATTACTTTACACCACCTACAGAATCAAGAGTTACAATTTCCGCAGCTTATGTTGGAATAAAAGAGAAAGAAGATATACTTGATTTAATAGATCAAGATATAGTAGAAGAATGGGAAGAACAAATACTAAAAGAATACGAATGAAAAAGTTTATAGAAAAAATTATATTAAGTGATGCATTTGTAAAAACATTTATTTATGTTTGTGCTATAGTGTTTACTTTAATATTTACAATCCAACTCGTTTAGTTTTTTAAGTTAGTTGTTATTAGTTGGTTGATAGGAGGTCTCGAAAGGGGTCTCCTTTTTTTTTGTATTGTTCTAAAATCGCTTTTAATTTTCGATATATATATATGAGAGTTAAAGTTACGATACCTAACGATTTATCAGAAATCACTTTAAGACAATATCAGAAGTTCTTAAAAATACAAGAACAGAACGAGAATGAATCTTTTTTAGCTTCTAAAATGATGGAGATATTTTGTGGTATAAAGCTAGGAGATGCGATGAAAATGAGAGCTACAGATGTCAATAGAATCACATCTATACTTGCAGATATGTTTGAGCAGAAACCAAACCTAGTACAGAAGTTTAAAATGAATGGAATAGAATATGGGTTTATTCCTAACCTAGACAATATGAGTTTAGGAGAATATGTTGATCTAGATAATTATTTGTCTAAATGGGAATCTATGGAATATGCTATGGCTGTTCTATATCGACCTATTACAAACAAACTAAAAGACAAATATACAATAGAGGAGTACAAGGCAAAAGATCAAGACATAATGAAGGATATGCCAATGGATGCAGTATTAAGTAGTATGCTTTTTTTTTACCGTTTAGGAATCGACTTGTCGAGAGTTATGATGAATTATTTGGAGCAGGAGGAGGTAACGAACTCACGTCTACAGGACAGTTTGCGACAAAGTGGGGTTGGTATCAATCAATTTACGCACTCGCTCAAGGAGATATTACAAGAGTTAAACATATCACTAAATTAAATTTACACGAATGTTTATATATGCTATCGTTTATGAAAGATAAAGCAGACACAGAAGCAAGACAAATAAAAAATAAAATTAAATGAGCAATCAAGGAATAAGAGGATTTTATCAATTAACAGAAACAATAAAAGAGCAGTTACTAAACGACATAAATGTCAATACAGTAACTACAGGAGATATTACTAAAGTAGATTTATCTAAACAAACTATATTTCCTTTATCGCATATAATCGTAAATAGTGTTACAGCTCAAGAGCAAGTATTAAGTTTCAACATAACTGTTATGTCAATGGATATAGTAGACATAGACAAAGAAGCAACTACAGACATATTTTTAGGTAACGACAATGAGCAAGATATACTTAATTCTCAATTAGCTGTACAGAACAGATTAATACAACTACTTAAAAGAGGTAATTTATATAGAGACAAATATCAAATGGAAGGAGACCCTACTTGTGAACCTTTTTATGAAAGATTTGAAAATCAACTAGCAGGATGGGCTTGTACAATGGATATACTAATAGAAAATGATATAAGCGTGTGTTAATGGATTTAAAAGAAACTAGAGACATATTAGAAAAATTTGCAAAGTATGTAGTTAAACAATCTCGTACTAACTTAACAAAGCAAGGCAAGAATACATCAAAAAAATTATATAACTCTATCAAGTATGTTCCAAAAGATGATGGATTAAGAATATTGTTTGAGATGCTTGATTATGGAGAATTCCAAGATAAAGGTGTTAGAGGTAAAAACTCTTATTATGCAGATGAAGCTACAGCAGAAAGTCCTTATAAATTTGGTACAGGAAGTTTTGCAGGACAAGGAGATAAATTTAGAAAGAGCATAGATAAATGGATGGTTAAAAAGAATGTGTTTAATAAAAGCATAAGAGATAAGAAAGGTAGGTTTATACCTAGAAAAAGTTTAGCATACTTAATAACAAGAAGTATTTATAGTAAAGGTATTAGAGCGAGTATGTTTTTTACTAAACCTTTTGAAAAAGCATTCAACGATTTACCTCCAGAATTAAGAATAGGATTTGTAAAAGACATAGAAAATAATATAGAATGAGTACAATAATAAACGCAAGAAGTCCATATTACATAAAAGTAGAACCTGCTTCAGGTACATTAAGTTCTGCATCAATGAGCTTGTATATATATTCAGGAACATTTACAACAGACAAACCTGCATCGGCTACATACACGATAGCTAAAGATATTATAGGCACAAACAATTATGTAATATATGAAGTAACAGAATTAATTAGAGATTATCTTATAACAGAATATGGCGCATACTCTATTGATGGAGTTTGGGTAGAAGCAGATATAACACTTACTAAAACAAGTGGAACTGACCCTGACCAAAACTATAATTATTTAGCATTTGATGGATATGGTTATTTTGAAGATGGAGTAAATCCTAGAACAAGTACAAATCCTGCAGTAACTAAAATAAGTTCAACAGCTACAGGAACCACAGCTTATAAACTTATAGATTCAGGACAAACATTTACTAAAACAGTAGATGTAGGAGATACAATAACAAATACAACAGATTCTACAACAACAGTTATAACAGGAATAGATAGTGATACTCAATTAGCAGTAAGAGCTACAAACTTTATAGAATCTGGTGATACTTATACAATAGCAGATACAGGAAACTATACACCTCAATACTTACAATCTAATACAAAGATATATTTTAAGAAAGGTAGAGATATAGTATTTCCAATATTTGCAGAAGCAGAAGGTACTATTGCATTTACAACAGGTGGAGATGCAGATGTATTTTGGAATCAAGTAGACGAGTTTTGGAACTTGTATGATGTTAATTGGTCTAATGTA